CCGCCACAATCACAAAATAGAAAGGAAAAATGCACCCTAAAAACTTCAGAGTACAGATTAACGCTTATTACTACCACACTGATTTCATAATCAATTGTATAGACGCGCCATTAGATATAGAAAACGCTATCATTGACAAACTAGGAAAAGGTGATATAAAATGGGAACATCTTGGAGAAATGTTTGATCCAAGGGTAAATAGAATAACCTACGAGGAGGTTATTAATGGAGGCGATAATGCAACATCTGGAGACCCTTTACACAAAGAAGAAGGGACTAGATCTTCAATGGGAGCAGGAGCATCTTAAAGAGGGTAGATATACTCTCAATATGGTTAAGATTGACAGAAAAGTCAGAGACGTAATTAGCCATATAAAACTAGCTGAAGCTAAAAAAGCTGATCTAGAAAATAAAATTGAGAATGCGGCTCCTCAAGTTTCTGTAGCTACTTAGTAAAAAGCTACATCGTTGAATAAATTCAATTCACATCACAGGCTCTCTTGCGCTCTAATCAAAACTAGTATATAAAAAACTTACTATACAAATTAATTAGAATACAGACGCGTATAGTCGACGGCCTAGAGACTGTATTCGGAAAACTAGGAGGATATAATTATGGCAAGAACAAACTTTTCGGGACCAATTAACGTTGGCCGAATACAAAATACTACAGGGACAAGCGTCTCAGAAAACGTGAGAAACGTTGCGTTCGTAGAATGTCACGCATCTTTCCCTGTAAACCACAGTAACTTTACTGTAACAACTGATGATGACAAGATAGCTGTGACTGGTTCTAATGGAGCTAGCACAACTTCTGTTACATTAGTGGATGCTACTCAAAACGTACCAGGAATAACTTCTGATGGTGGTTTTGAAGCTGCATCTGTAGTCACTTTAATATCTGGAGGTGATGATTCTGCAAGAACTGCAACGATCACTGGAACAGATGTTTTAGACAATGCACAGACAGAGGATGTAACAATGGCTGACACTGGAACTGCTACTTCGACTAAAACTTTTAAAACTATAACTTCTATAGCTATTGATGGTTCTGGAACAGCTGGAACTTTAAAAGTTGGTGTAATTGTTTCAGGATTGATTTCTGTTGTGTGTAGATCGTTATTTAACGAGTACCCACTTGGTCAATCTTCAACAACATCTGGTAAAAACTTAGCGAACAATATCGTAATTCCTAAATTTTCTAGAATTAATGATATCAGATTTGTGGTTAACGAGGCTTTTGATACAGCTGGTTTTGACATGCAAATCGGTGCTAACGTTGCACAAGCATCAGGAGCTACTCTTAACAGTTTAGATCTTGATTACTTTGCAGGTGATTCAGACAACGATGTAAAAGCTATTGCTTCCCATCACATACCAGTTGGTATGGATCAATCACTTGCTCAGATGAAAAATTGTTTGAACGTTTCAGACGATGATGCATCTGGTTATGAGATGGACAAAGCTGTTGTTATTTCTGCTAAAACAGATGATGCTTTAACTGCGGGAGAAGGTGTGTTAAACATTTACTGGACTCAGCAAATAAACAACACTAATTAATTAATTTGATGTGGGGCTTCGGCCCCACATTTAAATTTTAAGGAGAAACAAATGTCAACAGACGTAAAGAGTAAAACATTCTTAA